ACTGGGCCAGTTGCGTTGTTCAACTGCAACAGCATTTGACGCAAGGCAGTACCAGCGCGCTCTCCTTGGATACCGGCATTGCCCAGGAAGCCAATCGCTGCCGACACTTCTTCCAGCTTGACACCAGCGTCGGCAGCTGCTGGCGCTGCGTAACTCAGCGCCAAGCCCATTTGACTGACGTTTGTGTTAGCACTGGCGGCGGTGTAGGCCATGACGTCAACCACTCGTTGCAGCTGGTCAACTTCCATTCGCATGCCGCTCAACACGTTAGATGCAATATCAGCAGCCTCGCCCAAGTCAAGCATCCCAGCAGATGCCAATAACAGCGTCGGCTGGATGCCACTTAGGATTTGTTCAGTCGTGAAACCGGCCATCCCTAGGAAGCCCATAGCGTCTGCCACTTGCGATGCAGTAAAAGGCATCGTCGCCCCAAGCTCCCGCGCCCGCTCGGTCATGCGTTGAAAATCTTCTCCGGTTGCTCCGGTGACGGCCCGGACGTTGGCCATCTGTTGTTCAAATTCGGCTGCTGTCCGAATCGCACCACCAATCATAAACATGGGGCCACCCAAAGCGATCCCGGCGCCTAACAGTCCAGCAGTAGATGTGGCCAGCCTGCCTATGGCACGTAACGGACGAGTAGCCAAATCGGTCACACGCAAGGTGATGTGATATGCACCACTAGCAACCCTTTTCGCTGCGGAACCAACCCGGCGGATAACATGGGAAGCGCGGTCAAGCGCATGGAGGGTAAGTTGCCATTTGGTGCGGCTCACTTTTTGCAGCTGCTTTTCCGTTCGCTCCACAGACTTCTCAAATTTTGTGATTCGCATCCCGGCCTGTTGGAGCGCTTGGGCCGTTTTGTCATCAACCTCAATTGGGATCTCAATCCTGTATACTTCCTGAGCCATACTTACTTCCCTCCTTGCAACCGCTCGTACTCCTCCGCTTCCGCTTCGATCTGTATCCGCATAGATGCAAACATAAACGCCCGGACGCCCGGTTCTTTCGCCATCACTTCATCAGGCGGAATGCCCATCCGCTGGAAAATGTGATGCAGCAGGGTGGCTTTGCCCCCTGCTTTTATGAGTTTTTTGCGACTTCCTCCAGGTCTTCCTCATAGCCGGACAGCTCGTCAATCTTGTCAATCACCGCCGCTTTCTCTCCGGCCAGCAGCACTTTGTCAATCAGTTCAGGCCCGCTCAATACATTCAGACGCTCCCAGGCTTTTTTGTTGTCCCACAGTTTTGCGCGGTCTTCTTCCACCGTTGCTTGGTAAATCAGATGAGACCGATACATCGCCGCATCGGTCTCCTGCGGGAGTTTGATGCCACCGAAACGCTTATTAACGGCGTATTTAGTAGCTTTCTCCCGGCAATCGTTGTACTCTTTTTCCGTCAGCCCACGCACCCGGAAACGGAAATAGGTCTTCCCTTTCCGGGAGATTTCGATTGTGACCGTTTCGCTCGTTTGCTCCTGCGCTGCCTCCAACAGACCACGCAACAAGTCATCTTCCAATGCCAGATATTCTTCGCGGTCTTCGTTCATGGATTATCGCCCCCTCAGTACACCTGAGAAATTGAAAATTGGATCAGGCGCATCGTCTTTCAGTCCATCAATCAACTTTTTCAACAGGATGGCATCGCGGATGATGGTTTCTGTAAAGGTCAACGTCACCGTGTAACTCTGCATGATGGCCCAAGAGATTTTTTTGCCGGCCGGCTGATAATCCGAGTTTGTAACGTTAATCTGTGCTTGCCACGTATTTACTTCGGCCAACCAGTTGCCATCCCCATCATAAAGCCGACCATCATAGCCACGCAAAATGGCTCGTGGATCAAAAATACCGCCGTTCGATTCCAAAAGGCTTTGCAAGTCCGGCGGCATATTCACTCGCCACGACCAGGCGCGGTTGAGTACGTCCCCAGTCGTCACATTGGCGATGTCAATACTTCCGTCAGGCACGCAATGCCGAAAAATATAGCGTCCGTCTGCCAATGTTCATCCCTCCTTATGCTACAGACGCAAACCGGAATCCAAACGTGAAATAGGCTTTTTCCAAGCTGTCCAAATCGTCCACTTCAATCACAAACCAAGCCGAATCTCCTTGCGGCGGATTGGTTTCGTCCTCTCTTGCCACGCCGTCCAACAGTCCTCCCTCTGCAATCATCTGTTGGATGATGCCGTTGATGACGCTGATCACCGTCGCCCGTCCATCCGGCGAATTGTTCAAGCGGCCGATGTACGGATCGAGCGTCTGTACCACCCGGTCAATGAGTATGTCGCGTGTGCGGACACGACGAATCTTTTTCCACCCATCGTCAAATTCGGCAGTCGGCGTGGTAAATGTTGTGATGCCGTACTCAATCTGAATCTGACCGCTGGCGTTCGGTGTAAAGACAAGCATCCCGGACTGGATTGCCTGCTCAATCTGCGCGTTGGTAAGTTTGCCGACGACGTCCACGGCGCCGGTAATGACGTGGTGCGTCAAGCTGGACGTGTAACTGGAACGCAAAATCTCACCAGCGACTCTTGCTGCTGCTCTTGCGCCTTCGATGGTTTCTCCTGCCGATGAGACAAACCCATTGCCCACGTAAATAATGGCAGGGTCATTGAATGCCCTAGCATTAGCCATCCTCACGTCGAGTTCGACGCTAGTAGGCTCACCAACTACACCGATCACGCGTTTTCCGCTTTCACGGGACGTAAACACAAACGCTTGCAGGGATGCTTGAACGCTTGGTTCCTCGGAATCGATTACCAAGGCGTTCCATGTTTCTGCCTCCAAACGAGCAAATCCGGTGACATAACTTTCACCCGTGACGGTTGGGTCGGTTCCGCCGGTCAACGCTTGGTCCGTCACGGCAGCCAGCGTTCCGCTTCCGTCGGCAATCTTTATAGCGACCAAATAACTGCTAATTGCGTTCACGGCGGCCGTCAGTGCTTGCGGCTCCGTTGTTCCTTTATCAAAGACGATTGTTTCAAGCAGTGTTGTCCCTTCGTAGACGAGCAACTCCCTCTTAGTGGTATCCAGCGCATCACGAACGGTCACGCTAAACGCCCGAGCAGTTGGATATTTGGTTTCCAACTTCACCACATCTATAGGGGTCGCGCCGGTATCTTTTAGTGTGATGGTTGCTGGCGTGCCGCCATTTCCCACACGGACGGACAGCACGCGCCGCGCGCCACCACGGAACAGATCACGTAACACATCCGGCCCTTTACCGCCGCCAAAACGCAGCGTAACCTCATTCATACCTTCCAGTGTCACAACTTCATTCAGAGGCCCCCACGACGCTTGGATAACCGCCGCTGCAACACCTTGAGCACCGGCGACAATCGGCGGTTCTCCAATGTTTGTCACCCGGACATATGTCCCCGGGCGGATTTTTTGCTCGCCCAGCAAAAAGCTCTCGCCAGCCATTGGTTACACCTTCCTTCCCTTGAATTGCTTGATTGCCTCCTCCACCTCTGCCCTGGTCATAGCATTTTTTCCTGCCATACGCAAAGCTCCAGCCAGCACTTCCAATCGCACGCCAAAAGAAGAAGCCGCGCCCAAGATTTCAGTGCGGCTGTACTTGGGTTCAGCCATTTTTTGCTTGCTCATTTTTTCACTACACCTCCCGCACCATCGGTAGTTTTGACGTAGGCAACATTCAGCGGATCGAATACCTCCGCCGGCGTCAGCACACCGTACCGGATACTCAGTTGAATCTGTCCTGTTGTCAGCGGATCGGATGTGCTGTCAGCAGAAATGGAAAGGATGCTCATTTGCGAACCGTCGTCAAGTTTCACACGCCGTTCCAATGCAAGCGCCTCAGTCAGCCGCCGTGTCCACTCCAGGCGTGGAATCGGCGACGGTGCCAGCACATGCCCGGCAATAGTCGCCGTAACCCATGCGCCCCAGTTCAGCATCTCAATCCCTGTTATCCCTGCCAAGCGCCAATATAATGCCGAATTGGAATCAGCCGGCGTCCAGGTTTCGGGGTCCACTTGTAACACGCTGAATTTGCTTTCCGCCCATTCGTTGAGCGCTAGGATTGGATCCGGCGAAAACGTCGTTTGCAACGGGAAGGCCAACAAATCAAAGAGGACCGTAATTCCGATAATAAGCTCATTGTCATTCCCAGCCTCGAACATATCCGACTGGCTCCACCGAAGCGCTGTTGTGTCTTGCCCCTCAGGATGAAAAAACGCCCCGTCCAACAATTCCCGGATGCGGCGTTCGATGTCGTTTGGTCTGGCTTGTGAAGTGGTCAACGCCCAAATATTGAATGACGCAACACCCTGGACTTTGCGCTCCGGGTTCTCTTGCCGGTCAACCACAAAATCAATGCGCGGATATTGCGGACCATCCCAGCCGCTATCGGTATCAGACGGCGCCTGACGCTGGAACACCGCTGGTTGGCCGTAGAAGGTAGCCAGCTGAGACTGAATAACGGGATCTTCCACCAGTCGTTTTCGAATCAACGCCTCCATCCACCATCACCTCAGATACCGGCGGCCAGTGTAAATCTGCACCACCCGCGGCCAGGCTTTCTTCTTGATCTCCTCCAGGAACGGACGTTTGTCCATTTTCGCAGTACCTTCTTCCAGAAAACGGGCATAAAACACATCAGTGGTGATTCCTGGATTAACGGTATACTTTGTTCCACTTTGCTCCACTCGGTGTGTGGGGAGCCAAGAACGAGCCAACTGGCCAGTACGGCGCCCAGGTGGTTGTCCTGGTGACGAGCGACCACGCTTCCGTAACACTTGGATGGCAGACAGGCGCATCATACGACCGGCTTGTGTCGCTCTCTGCTCCGCTTGTTGCTGAACTTGTTGGACAACTTTTCGGCGGATAGATTCAAAAATCATCACCGAACCATCCTTTCTTCGCATTGGTAAACCGTCCATCCATGTGCCGTGCCCGCCTCGCGGACGCCTTGGACATAAAAATACCGCCCCGACCAAACAAATCGGTCCATCGGGCGAGCCTTCGGTTTACCACGCTGGGCGATGGTATGCGTCACCGGGTGCTGTAGCTGCTGCCAGTTGACTTGTTCGTCTAGTTTGGTACTCGCCAGGATACCAAATAGCGTCCCAATATCTTGCCACTGTTGCACTGGAAGGCCATCATCGTCAATGCCGGTTTGTAAACGCTGAACCTTGAACTTTTGTAAATGCTTTATCATGGCGGCATCCTCACATCCCGGTATGGCCACAGCAGCATTTCTGCCACACTTTGGCCGCCCCATTGCAAACTTCCGACGCCGACGATACTATCCGTTGACAGGCGGTCGGCCCGTACTTCGTGGAAATGACCGACAAGCAGCATTATCGCCTGCTTGATTGCCTGTGGAACATCCGCCGGTTCACCGTAACCGGCCACAAACCGAATGGTAACATGCTTTCCAGCTGGCCAAACGTCAACCGGCAGGATGCGCCCCGGCTCCATCTGCGAGAAAACAATATACGTCGTCGGATCCATTTCCAATTCTTCGCCAGCTTCGTTACGGTATGTGATGCGCTCCACAGATTGAAGCGGAGGAAGCGGGACAGTGATCGGATCGCTGCCACCCGGGAAACGGTCCAGCATCAAATCCCACGTCTGCGTTACAAATACTCGCCGGGTAAAGTTTTCAGCGTGCTCCCGAGCCGCCAGGATAAACGCCTGGAGTACGGTTTCGCTTTCGTCAGTCCGCAAATACTCTTGAACCTCTTCAACGCTCACCGGCTCCGACTGAGGCGGGATGATCCGCTTTAAGTTCATCACGTTCACCGCCTTTTCGCGGTCTTACGCACGGCCCGTTCCGACGGCTCCTTGGCCGCCATCTCGACATCTCTCACCGGCGCCGCAATGCCTGCAGCGACCCATTTTTCTGCCAAATCATCGGTTAGTTCCACAACGTCACCAAAGGCATAGCTCCAATGCGGAGAGGCAATGGATTTCAAGATCCTTACCTTCAAACTCTCACCCCCAATAGGGACAGGCGGGGCAAATTGTCCCGCCTGTTACGACGCCGCGTTTTGGAAATAAACAACAGCCTCCGGCAAAATCAGTTTGCCGTCCACGCGTTGATACATCCTGAAACCAACCTGACCGTTAGCCGCATACAGCTCATCCAAGCGCTGCATCACACGACCAACGCGATCGGCAATCCAGTAATAAGAGAAATCACCAAACAACACTGCCCTGTTACCAGCGCCCAACGGTGGCACATCATCAGAAATAGCCACTGGACGCCCCAAGATGCGGTCTGGTTGTCCAGCTTGCAAACCAGGCTGCCACAGATACTGTCCGTCGTTGTCTTTGAGCTTGCGGATTGCCTTTGCCGTTGAATCGGCCATTAGCCACGTTGCCCGACTGCGGTATGGCCGTTTCAATGCATGATACAGATCAATCAAGTCATCGGCACTGATGGAATCCGTTTGTCCAGCCGGTGCAACCACACCTTGTTGAGCGCTTTGTACAACTCCGGTCGGTTTTCCTGTACCATCGCCATTAACAAAAGCTGCTTCCTCAGCCCGGCCCATCCGGCGGGCAAAGGCACTGGCAATGTAAGTACTCATATCAAAAGCGCTGTCGTTCAGTAGCTCTTCAGAAATTTTAATAATGGTCCCCAACTTGTGAGCGCCCAAAATGACTTGTCCAAATTCTATATCACTTTCTTGGTACGGTGCGCTTTCAGCCAACCACGCCGCCATGCCATAATCCGCTTCAACAGGAATTTCACGGGTTCCGGACGACGTAGAAATGACGGTTGCCAGACTACGCATCACATTTTCAGCTTCAAGCTTTTGAACAAGCATCCGTTCGAACTCATCAGGCACCAAGTAACCACCGGCAGTATCCGTGCCAATAACCAGTGCCCGGACTTCTCGATCCATAAGCAAGTCAAACTGTTCGGCAGTCAAGGCATTGCGACCGCGCGTAAGCGCCGTCCAAAAAGCGTCCCGATATTCTGCCGTTGCCCGCAGATTCCGATTCCGTTTTTCACCAGGCTCCTCCTTCGGGTCCATCCGTTTAACCTGGTTCAGCGAGCTGTCCAGTTCTTTTTCGAGTTCCAGCATTCGCTCTTCCCGCTGAATTTTCTTGGCCAACTCATCCACGTCAGCCATGATGCGGTCATACTGTTGCTCCTCTTCTGCCGTCAAACTCCGTTTTTCTTGCTCCGCTTTGTCCAAAATATCCCGTGCATCCTCAATCAACTTCGCGCGCTGCCGACGCATTTCCAAGATTTTGTCCATCTCCAACACCTCCAAAGTTTTCAGATTGATTTTTCTGCAAGTTCCAATTTTCTGCGAAGATGTTTGATCCGGTCCTCCTGGACTGGTTCATCCTCGCTTGCCGAGCCGTTCGCCTGAACAAACTCAGCATACACTTCCTCGGCTGTCCGCACCGACACCGACGTTGAAGGATATGCTGGAAACGGTGTCGGACTGATTTCAATGAGATTCACCTCAACCAACGTCCGAATGACGTTTTTCGGATCGCTGTTGTCCCACTCGTCTTTGACGACTTCAAAACCAAACGACATGCCATCCGTATCACCACGCCGAATCGATTCAGCAGCATCCCTGCCCCAGGTTGTGTCCGGAAGCTCCAGCTCAAAACGCAATCCTTTGTCATCTTCTTCAAGTTTCAGCGTTCCGTTTTTCATACTGCCCAAGGGGAAGTCGCTATTGTGATTCCACAATGCCTTCACGTTATTCCGTTGCAACGACTTCGTAAAAGCACCTTTCCTGATTCGTTCGCGAAATCCATATAGCGGAACCGATAACTTATCAAACCTAGCCGCATAACCAGCAATCTTCACCGGTTTTCCTTCTCCATCGGTCCTGATTTCCAAGTCCGTCATCTCATATTGCCGGCGCTCGATTTTCACAACTCTCACCCCTTTACAAATCCGCCATGATCTGACAATCACATCCATCGTGAAGCGGTGCATGCCCTATCCGTCCATAAACTTTCATAGGCTCTACGCCATCAGCTTCTACGACTTCACCATCTTTTACAAAATCACTGTTGATACCAACCACTTTGCCATCTAAACGGTTACAATACGGGCAGTTCTTGCCAAGCGTCACCCAACGCAGCCTGGTCACGCCGTTTTCCAAATATGTCGCCTTAGCCACAGCGTTGCTGGCTCGAACCGTTTCGCGCCGGGCGATCTTCACTGGCCGGCGCTCGTTCCACTCATCAAAGCGTTGCTGCAATTTTTCCAGCGGATCATCACCGACGGTAACGGCATCATTGATGACTTGCCGCAACTGCCCCAGAGATGAGCCATTATGTCGCTTAGCAAAATTCTCAAGGTATGCCTGAACAAATTCCTCCAACGCCGCCGTAATCCCAACTGGCGCCCCAATTTCCTCGGCGGCCTCGGCTTGAATGGCTTCGGCCAGGCTGCGGAACGGAGCAGCCATGACAGTCAGGATAAATGCTGTATGCTCCTGATAGAAGTCCTCAAGCCACGCCAAGAACTGCTCAAAGTTTCGTTGACCCATCATCTTCCGGGCAGTTCGCATAATATCGGCTTCCTCCCGCCGAATTACCCGGCGGGCTGCATCCTCAAAAACCGCCCGAAACGTTTTAGCCACCCGCTGCCGGCTTTGCGCCGCACGGATGGCTCTCAGTTCTCTGACTGAACGTCCTGGCGTTCCATCATCAGAATCGACGTTTTGTTCAGCTACTTGGTTGGCCGGCACCATATTAAGCGGCACCAGGTAAACGTTGCCCCCTTCAATTGGATTCATGTTCTCCTTCTCACGCACATCATTGGCCGACAACCAACCCCATTGCCGGCCGATGGCGTATGCCCGATACCGGCTTTCGATGTCGCCCCTCAGCAGCCCATCCACCATGAACTCCACAAAATATTCCCGGCGCTCATCCGGAAATAACAAATCCCGGAAAATCGCCTTTTCCCACCGGACCAACCACGGTGTGATGGTATGGGTCACAAACTCAATGCTTTGATGCTCAATGTTACTAAACGTCGCTCGTTCCAAGTCAGCCAGCATATGCGGCGGCACGCGGAAAATCCGGGCGATCTCGGTTACCTGGAATTTGCGCGTCTCCAGGAACTGGGCATCTTCCGGCGGGATGCCGATCCGCTCATACTTCATGCCTTCTTCAAGCAGCAGAATTCTGTGGCTTTTCCCGAGGCCACTGTACGCCTGCTGTATCGACTCCCGAAGGTTCCGACTGCCTTGCTCGCTTAGTTTCGCTGGGTGGGTCACCACGCCGCCAATGTTGGTCCCTTGACCGAAAAACATCGCGCCGAACTTTTCTGTGGCCTGCGCTAATCCTACGGCTTCTTTCGCCGCCCACCGGATGGGTGAGATCCCGACAATGCCGTTAAACGACAACGCCGGAATATGCAGCACCCTTGCCACATCCAAAACCTGATACGTTCCATCGTCCAGCGTGACAAGGTACCGCAATCGTTTGGTGCCTGGATCCCGCTCCACCTGCACCCTCCACGGTGGGAGCGGCCACAACGCCCGAACCCGGCCCGCTCCGTCGAATTCAATCTCAGCGTAGGCGTTGCCCCAAAGAGAAAGATGCGCCATCGCCGTCTCGCGGAAAGTGAATGACGTGATTTCAGGGTTAGGCAAGTCATGCAACAGTGAATACAACGGGTGGTTTGTCGCCCGTTCTTTACCTCCCGTTGGCAACCGTCGATAAACATGGAGCGGCAAGGCGGCCACCGTCTCGGCCAAAATCCTCACACACGCAAAAACGGCCGATGAACGCATGGCCGTCTCTTCTGTCACTTTGACGCCGGACGCCGCCGGCTGACCGCCAAAAGTATCAACCAACCACTGCTCCGGCTGGGCCAATGTGCTTTTTCTTCGTTTTTCCAATGTGATGTTCAACGGTCCGATCTTCATTTCTCACACCCTCACAGCGTCAATACTCCCCGCGATTCATACACGGATTCGACGGCGTTTTCTTCAAACATCATGGTCGTGGCAACAGCGTTGATCATGGCAACGATCAAATCGATGCGGTCCCGGGACTTCTTTTTGTCCGGTTTAATGTTCTCGTTACCATCCACTGCAACGACAACGTTCCCCCAACACCATCGGGCTACAGGGTTCTTTTCATGACTCAATTGCCCGCTTTTCATTAAACGTTCAATGGCCTTCATTGCTGGTGACATGTTCCGCATGTTTTGCGGGACTTCAATCACTTCAAGCCCTTTATTCATGAGACGTTGACTTAACATACGGCTATTCCACGGGTCAGTACCTACCGCACGGATGTCATACTGCTTATCAGCCTTCAAAATACTTGCCTCAATGAACTCATAATCTACCACATCCCCTGGTGTTGCATGCAAAAACTTTTTGCTCACCCACCGATCATACGGCACACGGTCTTTGCGGATTCTCTCTTTCATGTTGTCTTCCGGGATCCACGCCTCGAAAATTGCCCGCCAATCCGGAATGCCATCCTGCGGCGGGAACAGGAAGCAGGCCGCCGTCAGGTCGGTGGTGCTGGACAAGTCCAGCCCAACGTAGCACCGCTTGCCGACCAGCTCGGCCAACTCCCACTTGCCATCGGTGCGATCCCACAAAGACAGCGGCAACCAGCTGGTTTGTTTAAGACTGACCCACTGGTTCAGCCGCAGCCAACGAAAAAGGCGCTCCGCCGCCTCGCTGTTGCGGGCCTGTAGCGCCTCTTGCCGCACTTTTTCGATGCTGATTGTGTGCCCCAGGCTTGGGTTGGCCTCGTACCAAACACGTTCATCGAAGATGTCGGCGTCCTCCGGTGCCGCGTAGATTTTCACGTACCACGTCGGGTCGTCCAGTTCACCGTCTCTTACTTTGCGAGCGTACTCGTGCACTTCCCAGCCGATAGATTTCCGGTCCGGATCATCGCCGGCAGTGGTAATCACCCACCACAGCGGCTCCTTCCGTGCCGCGCCGGCGCCGAACGTCATCACGTCCCACAGGTCGCGGTTCGGCTGGGCGTGGAGCTCATCAAAGATTACCACTGTCGGGTTGATACCATGCTTGGTATAGGCTTCGGCCGAGAGAACTTTAAGTGTTGTCCCCGTGTGAAGGTTTTTGATTTCCTTCCGGCTGTCATAAACTCTCAGAAAACCGTTTTGTTTGGAATCAAGCTCCGGTTCTTGTTCAAGCATTCCGACGGCAGCCTTGTACACCAGTTCGGCCTGCCCCCGGTCGGCGGCACAACAGTAAATCTGACCATCGGGAGGATCGCACACCAAGTGGTACAATGCCAATGCTGCAATTAACGTCGTTTTTCCGTTTTTCTTCGGGATTTCCAGGTAGGCGTAGCGGTACTGCCGATAGCCGTCATCATTCACCGTGCCGTAAACGTCCCACAAAATTTGATACTGCCAGTCCAGTAACTTGAGCGGCTGGCCATAAAAGTCATCCACGGCTTTGAGCATCTGGACAAACTCGATGACTTCCAGTGCCCGCCGCTTGTCATGTGGCATTTCCGATTCTCCGTTTCAAAAATTCGGCCATCGGCGATTCTTTTTTCTCGGGTGGCTGCTTTGGCACCGCCTTGATACGGGACAATGGATTTAAGAACAACCGGTCTTCCAGCTTGAGAATCATCTCCCTGGTCTTATGCAAGGCGAGAAAATCACCCTCGTCCAAGAGCCGTTTTTCCTGGCTAATCAGCAGGCAATACCGATTGACCGCCTGCGTATCCAAGCCGTCCACAAAGTCGGCTTCCATTTGGCTGTACAGCTTTTTCAACCGCTTGAATTCTTTGTACGCCACCGGGTCAGCCTTCACGTCATCGGTTGCTTTCAAGGTGGATCCTGTCTTCATGGCTTGTTCTGCCTTCCGGCGAAATTCGATTTCCTCTTTCGTCCTGTGTCCCTTGATGAGTTGTAACGGCTTACTTCGGTTTCCAGACACGTCCTCACCTCCTAACCAGGGAGTTTAACCAGGGAGTTTCCATCGGGAAAAAAATTCGCGTTTGAC